GATGGCACCGGCCACGGCACCGGAGGCATAGCGGCTGACGATCGCTTCACCCTGCTGCACCAGCACGGCCGGGTCAACCACGTAGACACGCTTGGAACCGGTCAGTGCGGTGGTGGTCTTGGCTGCGTCGTCGTTGCTGTTCGGGCCGTCCTTGATGATCACCGCACGCAGCTTGTCGGCGATGCCCAGCAGTTCGGCCACGACCGGGTTGGCCAGCAGTTCGGTGTCGCGCTTTTCGTGGGTGTGGGTGAAGCCCGGCACCGCCAGGATGCGCGGCTTGATGCCGACCACCGACTTGGCGGCCAGCAGCGCGTGCACGCCGGTATAGGCACCGGTCTGCGCGTTCACGCCGCCCAGCACGTTGGCCAGGGTGTCGTTCTCGGTGGCGCCCTTCTCGACGCGGATGACGACGACGACCGCATTGGACTGGTCGAAGATGGCATCGAGCTGGCCCGGGAGGGTGCCTTCATCGACTTCGGTTGCGGCGTTGGCGAGCAGCATGGCTGCCTGCGAACGCGAGGTCACCAGGACCGGGGTGTTGTACGGGAAGGCGGTCTTGTCGGCGCGGGGCGCGGTGCCCACGATGCCGATGACGCTGGTCGAGGCAACAGCGATCGAGCGGGAACCACCATCGATGTTGACGACCTGCACGCCATGCAGAAATTCGGCCATGCGTTGTTTTTTCCTTGGTTGGGTGGGTGCTGCGGTCGCGATCTGCGCCGCATGGGTACATGTTCGTATCTGGCCGCGGCTGGCTTAATTGCAGCCGTGGCCCGGAATCACGGTTGCGGCGGTGTGGACGGTTCGGGTGCCGCCACGGTCACCCAGGCAGCACTGGCTTCGTCGAAGGTGACCGGGGCGTTGCGATCAGCGGGCGGTGCCACATCGGTGACCGTGGACGGCAGCGCGATGCCTCGTGGCAATGGAGCAGCGAAGCTGGCATCGCGCTTGTTCCACAGCGGTCGCGTGCTGTAGTCCGGCAGCAACGCCCACTCGCGGCGGCTGGCATTCCACGCGTTGTATTGCGCGGTGGTGCCATCCAGCTTGAACGGTTCGGACAGGGTCACGTCGTTGGGCAACGGCTTGCCGAGCGCGAGGCGATTGGGCACCGCCATCGCCGTGCGCGTGTCCCACAGCATGCAGTTACGGAAGTCGGCCACCGGCTCCCAGCGTGAGCCGTCATCGGCCAGGCGCAGTGCCTGGTACTCGCCTGCAGGTTGGCGGGGGGCGGCGTCAACGGTGAAGTCGGGCAGGTTCCAGGCACCATCCGGCGAAGGCTGCAGGCGGACCTTGCCCATGTAGGCGCGGGTGTCGGGATCGTAGGAGTGCGCGAAGCGCGGTTCGGTAGGCAAGCTCATGTCCTCAGTAGGCGATGCAATAGATCATCCGCAGGCCGGCCGGCAAATTGCGGTCGCCACCGGTGTTCTCCACCACGAGGGTGTGGGTATGTGCACCGGCGTCGGCTGCCGAGGCAGCGTGGCCGTGATCGCCGACCTGGGCGATGGAAATGGTGTGCGAGTGACCACCGGCGCCGTTCATGCCGATGTTGTGGCCGTGAGCGCCTGCGCCGTCGGTGGTGAAGGAATGCGCATGGCCGCCCGCAGGTGCCGTGGCGCCATCGGGGTAAAGCGCATCGTTGTCACGCTCGCGATAGACGCCGTAGCCATTCAGCGCGGGACTGGAAGGAACGACACCACCGTGCTGGTGATCTCCGGTCCAGGATGTGCCGCCGGTATGTGCGTGGTGTCCCTGCGAGTCGGTCCAAGCACCGTGCGCGTGGTCGCCCACCGCGCTGGCGCTGGCGCCATGGGAGTGCGCGCCGCCTGCGCCTACGGAAATGGCGTGGTTGTGGTTGCCCGCTGTTGCCGCACTTGCGCCATGGGCGTGGCGGATCACCTCACCCTGGGTGAAGCTGCCGACCGCTTCCGGGTTCAGCGTGTGGGTGACCACCGTGCCTTCCTGCATGGCCGGCAGGTTGAAGGTGGTTGCACCATCACCGGCGCCGTAACGGGTGCCGATGGCGGCGAACAGGGCCGGATAGCTGGCGCGCGGAACGGCGGCGCCATTGCATAGCAGCATGCCGTTGGGTGCGGTGGCACCGGCAAACAGAATCACCTGGCCGGGGACGTGCACGCTGGACGGCACGCCGGTCATGTTGCGCCAGTCCAGATAGTGGGCGCCATGGCGACCATCGAGCAAATCGGCATCCAGGCCCTTGTCGGCTCCCTCGTCCTTCAACGCCGCCGATTTCAGGCCGAGCGCAGAGCGGAACGCGGCGTCGGTGGCGATCGACAGCAGCGTGCGTACGAACTGGGTCGGTGCGCTGGCGCCGAAGCGCTTGTCGATGAAGGCGCGCAGACCACGCGGTGTGACCGCACGCTGCGCGTCTGCACCGTCCTCGGCCTCGGCCGGGGTGGCAAGCTCGATCACGCCCAGCACCTCGGTGGTAGCGGGCGGGTAGATGAACTCGGCATTGCCGAATTCGATCAGCGAGATATCCACTTCACTGAAGCGGGTATCGGTAGATAGCAGCAGCATCGAGGCTGCGGTCTTCTCCATGATCGGATCGGACTGGCCGAAGGTTGCGAACAGCGTGCCATCGCCCAAGTACAGGCCGAAGCCGCGCAGGCTGTAGGCCGTGGAACTGTCGTCACGTATGGTGACGTGCAATGTGTCATCGCCCACGGCGTTGCCGCCGAACGTGTTGACACGCTTGATTTCGCCTGGAAGGGCGGTCAGACCGGCCGACGGCGTGAACGCTGTGGACGTCAGGCCGATCTCGGTGATCAGCACGGCACTGGTGCCGGTATTGGGGGGATTGACCAGCTTGGCGAAGCCGGCGTCGGTGATTTTCAAGCGCATGCGGGGGTTACTCTCCGATCAGTTGGATGCGGCGGAAGGTGGTGCCATGGGCAGCAGCAAGCGCACCGATACCGGCGCTGGCCTGCATGCCCTGGGTGAACGTGAAGTGCGAGCGCACCGGCTTGGTGCGGGTGATCTCGCCAATCACGTCGTCGACGAACTTGGCGGTTGCGGTTTCGCCACCCTGGTTGGCGATGGTCATCACCGCTTCGAAGGTGTGTGGCGCTCCCTTCGGCTGCAGTTGCCACCATTCGCGGATCAGCACTGAACCGCCAAACGCTGCGACCACGTCGCGGACGCTGCCGGCCGTGCCTTTGCGGCGCTGGATGGCGATCGCCGCGCGTACCCGCGCGCGTTTCACCGGTTCGGGCCAGTACGCCTTCCAGTCGTCTACCGAGAGCGCCCATGCCAGCCAGGGCAGCAAGGCGGCCGGACAGCGATCGGCGTCCCACAGGGCAGTGATGTCCACCGGCAGCGGACGGGCAATGATCGCCCGCGACAGTGCGCGCTCGGCCTGGGTGGCATTGGGCGGTAGCAGGGTGGCCGACGACGGCACCCGGATCTGTGCGTCGGCGTCGATGGTCACACCGGGTGCTGGCGCGGCTGCGAGGGTGACCACGCTGCCGATGATGGAAACATCGTTCAGGCGCCGGCGTCCCTGCGGATCCGTGCGATACACGGCCTGCACCGTTGCCAGCACGCCGCCGGGATGGCGGAACACCTGGTTCTTCCCATCAATCGCGCCACGCAGGCGCGCATTGACCAGGCGCGTGGTGGCCTCACTCATCGTTGCCACCGTGGGCCAGCGTCACGGCGGTGCAGTACGTGGCCTGGGTGCGGTCCACCACCACGTCCGTGGCGGGGCTGTCGATCACCACGCGCTGTACGCCTTCGGCATGCAATGCAGCGAACAACCCGGAGCGGGTCACGTCGCGGCCGAGGCGATGCGATTCGACGATGTAGCGATCCAGACGTGTGCGTGCTTCTGCCAACACGACCTGCGAGTCCGGGCCGGCGAAGGTGAAGAGCGTGGCGTTCACCGCGTAGTTGACGATCGTCGCCGTACGCACCAGCACGTGGTCGGTCAGTGGGCGCACGTCGGCCGCGTTCAGTTTCGCTTCCACTGCGTCGAGCAGCCCTTGGGTGGCGGTGCCATCGGCTTCACGCGACAGCACCGATACCACCACCTCACCCGGCGACGAACTGGTGGCGCTGGCATCGAGTACACGAGGATCGGCGCTCAGCGCATGGAAGATGTAGGCGCCCTCCGGCCCCGCCACGCTGAAGCCTTCCGGTCCCAGTTGGATGCGTCGACGGAAATCTTCATCGCTTTCGTAGCGCGGCGGAATTCCCTCCTGCGGTTTACCAAGATCCAGCCTCTGGCGTGCAATGCCGAAGATCGCCGCCAGCTGATCCAGATCGCTGCCCACGGCGTAGGCCAGCATGACGCCGCGCGCGGCATCGTTGACGCGCTGTCGGTCGAGCAGGCGCAGGTAGGTGCAGACCTCGAGGATCTTGAAGGCGGGATCCGACGGCAGCAGCGCGTCGAACGTGGGGTCCATCGCCTGTAATGCAGTCAGCGACTCATCGAACATGGCTTCGAAATCGAGCACTTCGATGACCGCCGGGGCAGGCAGCTGGGAGAGATTGAC